ATAAGAAATAGGCAAATGGATCGTAAGCAACAAGCGGCAAATCGAAATCACCTTTATGCGCTTGTTTATCAACCGGAATAGCACCAGCGTATTTCACTTTGTAATATTTTTCCGGTTCATGCCCCATGACCAATTTGACCTCTTTTGTCCGACCATATTGGTCTAGCAAAAGTGTAGCAAGCATCCGGACTGTTTCTGCGATTTCTCTAGTATTTTTTTTGTTCAATATTCGGCAGTGTAAATTTATTGTTCTAGGCTCTAGCCACGATCCTAACGAATAAGCTCCATGTCTGCCTGGTATATAAACTACATTGTCGCGAGTGGCAGGGAGCCCAAGATATGAAGAAGATTCTTTCACACGAATTCCGATGTCACCTAATTTCACACCGTCAATAGAGATGTCCATCATCTATACCCCCTGCCTCTCTTTTCTTGTTTTCTCATACTTTCTAATTCCCTTGCGGTGAATCTCACCGTCTTTTTGGCTATTATTTCGCCATCAAGTGGGATAGAAAGATGAAATTCATAGAGTCCTCCGTCATTTTCACCACTTTGCGGAATCGTAGAAGCTCCACCAATATTTCCGCTAGAAATACTGCTTACATTTACCCCAGAATAAGCCATTCTGTGTGTGCCTAATGCGATTTCGGGTGTAGCATATGATAGCTTGTTTAAAGCTTTATAAACGGAACTTACGTTATCCTCAATTCCTTCTGCAATACCTGCGGGAATCCATTTCCCGACTTTATCCCGCATTACTTTAGACGGGGATTGAATGCGTAATGCACTTTGCATTGTGCTTGTCACTTGATTGGCTATGCTCCGGGCAGTTGATAAAACACTTGATTTTCCGGCGTTTAAACCGGCTTTTAAACCGGACATAGCGTCGGATCCAATGGAATGGAATTTTGAGTACACGTTTTTGAATTCTGCGACCGCGGAAGTCAGCAGTTCTTGCATTTTTTTAACCACACTGGATGTACCTTCCGTGACCCCCAGTGCCATACCTTCAGTAACGTCGCCACCGATTTCCTTAAATACGGTTGATGGACTATGAATGCCTAATTCTTTTTTCGCGGTTTCGGTGGTAATATCAGCCATATCCCTGACGACTTCTTTAACATCAGCTGTACCTTTGCTGATTCCCACTCCATAACCATCAGCAACCGCTTTACCGACATCAGGAAAATTCGCTGCTTCGACTTGTTCGCGTAATGACGCTTCTGTATTAGCTACTAAATGTTCGATTGCATCCATAACCCCGGTTTCGTCGATTCCTAGAGATTTGGCTAAAGCTTTGGTCGCTGTTTCTCCGCCTTTTTTAAATATTTCATTTAACTTTTGTAACTCCTCGTCCGAAGCATTTACAAGCGCCTTAACATGACCGGCAGACTGTGGACCTGCTTCACGAAGTTTTTCAAGTAATCCTTCATCCACCCCACGTTCTGCTAATCTAGCGATATTTTCAGCCCATTCGGATATGATTCGTTGATTTTCTTCCAGATTTTTCGTCATTTCAGCAACCGTAAGCTCAGCTTCGTCAGATAGAGTATCAAACATTTCGGTTGCCGCTTGTTCGTAAGATTCCCATGCAGATTTCATTCCGTCTACAGCTCGTTGTTGGGCTTCTGTTAAATCCTCGTAGGCTATCTTTTGCCTAATTACTCCACTTTCGATTGCAGTCGCAATCGCTTCAGTGGACGTCTTAATCTGTTCCTCCGTGGCTACCTGTTGTGCAGCCAATAAATTCAGAGTTTCCATTAAAGAATTTTCTTGTTCATCCAACTGTGAGATTGCTTCTTTATACTCATTGCTTTTAATTGCTCCTACTTCAAGCTTTTGATTCCATTCTTCTCGTAATTTGTTGATTTCTGATAGCTGTAAATCTATTTCATTTCTTTCTTTTGCTATTTCCACAAGACGTTCTTGGGCAGCTGTCAGCAATTCCTCTTCCTTCATTATGTCTACTCTTGCTTTTATTTGTTCGGTAGACATACTAAGTGCATCAGAATTTTCATCATACGTCAGGTTCAATCCTTGGACCGATTCATTAAGCTGGTCCACATATCTTGCTAACAATATTTTGTCTTCAATGGATTTCTTTTCTTTCGCTGATATTTCGGAAATACGTTTGACTAATTCCTGATTGGCACTAGCGTTTGAAAAAATTTCATTTCGGTTATTTTTGTATGTTTTTGTTGCTTCGTCTACCGAATCTTTCAGTTTATCAGTAGCTTCTGCCAATTTTTCTGTTTCAGCTTTCAGTTTTTTAGCTTCCTCTGTTTCACGTTTGAACCACTTTATTATGGCTACAGTTGCCCCAGCTAACGCCCCAATACCGGCGGTTACCCAGCCTACTGGACCGGTGAGAAATTTTAATGCATTACTTAAGAATGTTAATGCATTACTTAAAACGGTTGTTGCTGCAGCTTTAGCCAATAAAGCCACTTGAGACAGCTTTATTTGCCTTGTAAATAATAATTCTGCCACTATTGCGGCATTTAGTGCAGCTGTCTTGGCTTTGGTAGCTAAAGCCGATAACTTTTCGGCAGCAATATTCGACAAATGACCAGTTGTATTTTCCAAAATCGCAAGGTTATAGATCCTCATTGCGACTGTTACTGCTTTTATTACGGTCTCGGAACTTTTTAATGCATTTACTGTTTTGTGGACTATAGTGTGTATAGCTAATGCACTAGCCAATCCGATTAAAGCCGGGGATAATATTTTGACAATAGAAAGAAGCGCTCCAAGGACATTAACTAGCCCTTTTACAATCGGTGAAGTTTTTTCAATCACATTTCCGATTGCTTTAAAAGATGCATTTACAATTCCTTTTAAACTGTCAATGTTTTCAGCAATATCTTTTCCGGTTGTCTCCTTTGACAATCTATTCATTGAATCTATGATATTGGCAATTCCCTTGGCAAAGGCATTCCGTAAATTTCCTAATGATGTGGCAATGCCTAGGCTATTTTCTTTGGCCAATTGAGCCATGATACCTGTACCAGTTCCGACTTCAATGAGTTTGTCGTTGAACTGATCCATCGTGATGACGCCATCTTTCAGCGCTTGGTACAGGTCTTGTTTGGCGGTTTTTCCTGTATACCCGAAAGATTCGGCAATTTTAATAAGCCCTACATCCATGGTCTCTTGGAGAGTTTTCCACTCTTCCATCTCAAATTTTCCACGTTGCAAGGCTTGCATGTATTGTTCTGCACCACGTTGGGCATCCTGGGCGCTTGATCCAGAACCGAGGAGGGCATTATTTAATGCTAAAGCTGTATCAGTAGCTTTATCCATGTCCGAGAAGGTGGTATACATACGCTGGGCATTGGCTGCAATCTCATTCAGAGTGGTAGGAAGCCCCTCAATTCCGTCAGCCAGCTTTTTCAACGATTTTTCTGAGTCCTCAGCAGATACTCCCAAGGCTTGAAGCACTTTTGGGAACCTGTTTAGGGTATCAAATCTTGATATTGCGGCATCAACAGATGATTTGAGCATTTTGAAAGCAGCCGTTCCGATCGCCACAAGACCTAATGCTGTTGCTATTTTTTTGATTTTTTGCGCAGTCTTATCTGACTCTTTCCCAGCTTTTTTAATATTTTCTTCTGCTGACTTTACTCCTTGTCCAGAGCGCTTACCTGCATCTTCCAATTCGTTGAGATTTTTTACGATGGTTCCTACCTGTTTTCCATCAACTTCAATATCTATTTTTATCCGCCCGTCTGCACTCATTCTTCCACCTCCTCGCTGTCATCATCATTCACCGCATACATCCGTTTCAGTTTCCTCATGGTTTCTTTATATTCTGCTGAATCGCCCTTTCTCGGCTTCCATAGCCTTATCTGGATGATTCTTTGCATGACCGTATCTGGCGGTAAACCATTCAAAAGCGCATGAAACTCATGCCAATGCAATTTCCCTTGCTCCTTAAAAAGATTCATTCCATAGGCCTGTTGGAATGAAGCGTATATATATTCAGCATCCTTATGGATGTCGATTATTTTCTCACTTTTCTCTTTCCTTGAAGGCATAGGATTGCCTTTAAGGTCATATTCAATAGGTTGCTTAAACTCGATATCGATAAATTCTTTGTAAATGTAGTTCCATAGTTCAATTGCTTCCTTGCCTTTAATAGACTCATTGAGCAACAGTTCCAGGCATATTTCAGCTTTTTCCCCGTCTCTCAATGTCTTATCTTTCATTACATCGAAACAATCTAAAACAACATCAAACGATAAATCTATTTGATATTCCTGGTCTTTATAAACAAAACAGGTGATTAATGGGTCATTTAACCGCATTTAATCACCTACTTGCGTTTTTGCTTCTTTTTGTTCAAATACTCACTTTTCTTCTTTTCTACTTCCTTTTTCCGTTCTTCTTCCTGTTCCTCGATTTTTTGAGCAATAGCCACTCCGACAATATCCAACGCTTTTTCAAGCGCAATAATATCCGGATACTTTGCGTAAAGCTTTTTAAACGTGCCGTCGCCAAAGATAATGTCATATTGAGCGGCAATAAACTCTTTATTCAAATCTAAAGCCGTATCAACGGTTTCTGGATCCAAATTTTTGATCGTTTCAAAGTCAACTTTCTCCGGGAACTGTATATTATTTGCCCTTTCTTGCACTTGTTCCAGTTTTTTCTTTGCCAATTCATCAACATTAAAAAACTTGCGGAGGTTCTCTATCGAACTATCAAACCAAAGCTCCACATCTCCAATTTTCACCGGAAATCCAGTACGTTGAATATCTATTTGAATCATGCTTCATCATCCTCCAATCGAGATAAAAAAGAGAGGCTATAAAAGCCCCTCTTTAGGTAAGATCTCTTTCTTCCGGAATTCTGTCAAAGCGGATTGTACAGCTAAATTCTTCATACTCCGATGCGTCACCAGATCCGGCAACTATATCTGTGACTGTTGCACGACCAACCCATTCTTTCTTTCCATCAGCCGAAACGATTCTGTGCCAAACCTTACGGCCATCCCCGGTTTTGTATTTCATGGATGCAATCAAGGCTTGTGCTGGATCTTCAGGGTCATAGTTTCCTTCCACCGAATATGCTCCCGCAACAGATACTACATCGGTTTCCGGAGTGCCGTCCCCGTCATAAAAAGCAGTGGTTTCGGTTTCCTCTTCCGTATCGTCGGAAATGTTAGAAATCCACTTTGCCAATTCCAGCCATTCCATTCCGGGTTGTTCTTGCCCCGGAGTATATGCTTGGACAAAATGCCCACGTAGAGCGTTTTTACTTCTTGCCATGGATCATCAATCCCCCTTAAAAACTGTTATTTTTGCTTGTACATCTAGTAAAAACACATACCAACCTTGCTCATTAATTCGATTGATAAATGGTTTGTTGGTGATGATGAGTTCATCAAATTCAAAACTTCCATCTTGGCTTTCCAGTTCTTCTAAACTTTCAAGCTCGCTTTGGACAAGCCACAATGTATCGTGAATCTTCTTCTGCGATTTTGATTTCATCGCAAATTCATAATTCAATTGCAAATCCTTTGAGCCATCCATGTACTCTTGAACCGTTCGGCTTCCAGGCATGGGGTAAATCACAAAAGATTCTTCTTCGCCAAGATATCCAATTCTGCATGGCACAGGGAGCCCTGGTATTTCGTTTACTTTGTCTGCCAATCTTTCCATGAAATCCATCTATAACCCAGCTCCCTTCAAAAACGCTTTTTCCCAATCTTTCATGTGGATGCCTTTCGCCTTTTCGTCCCAATATGGGCCAGTTCCAGGTGTGGTATAGTTTGAAAAATAGATTTTCTTGCCATCTTCCGTCCGGTATCCATGGTACTGAGCTGCAGCATATTCCGTATTGTAATTGACCGCCGAACCGTCAATATCGATGGTTGCGGTCATTCTCAATATCCCTTCATCCATAGGGACGTATTGGTTCATATCTGCTAGGGCTTGATTTGCCAAAGCCTGCCTACCTCGGACAAAATTCCGTTCACTAAACTTTTCCTTTGCCTTGTCCAAATCGACATAGATTTTAACCATATCACACCACTTCCAACTCATATGAGTAGAGGCTTCTTCGAAAAGGCTCATAAATGGGAATAACCTTCGTAACTGTATGGTCTCGACCGTCAAAATGGATAATGGACTGCATTTTAAACTCAGGAAGTGGATTTGTAATGCCGGCATAGCAGTAAATCACTGCATTATACAAAATCTGTCTCCCACTGGCAGTTGAAGTGAATTCCGGCCATCGATCTATCCGGCAGTTTTCAATCGTCACTGGTTCTGCATATGCCGGTTCAGACCATTTATTTTCTCCTAGATATTCCCTGTACACAAAAGATTCGGTACAATAGCTTTTTTTGGGCTTAGGCAACCTCATGCCATCACCCCAATACCACGGTATAAAAGTCCTGTGCCTTTCAAATACATAAAAACATCAGGCGCAATAATGGAATTGATCCTCTTTTGATTTGCTTCACCTGTTGAAATATTGGTTCTGCCAATTTGGACTGACAAAGGAACGTTTATCCCATGAGTACTGGTAGCCCCTTTATCATGAAAATACTCGATTTGGCAAGCAACAGCCTTTTTGAATTGCTCACGTCTGAAAGGCACGTCTTTTTCAATGTCGTTATATCGATAAAAATAGCGAGTGATGCTATCAATCACATCGCTCGCTTTTGGCAATAGCCTTTGAAATTCGGCATTTTCGATTTCTGCGAAGCCAAAATCTAAGTATTCTTCATAAGTCAGATAAGGCATAGCCTCCCTCCTAAAAGAAAAGGGAGACTATTCGTCTCCCTCTTTTTCATCTCCATCAACGCGCTCTAGAAACTCACCTTGCCATTTTTGGAGGTTCTTAATAGCCTCATTCGCGCGCTTTACGGTCATTTCGATGATTTGCCCTTTCTTATATACTTCTTTTGTCTTGATGTCACGAAAGGGTTGTAAAACACGATATTTCGGCAATTATTATCCCTCCGGTGTTAGTGTTACTTTAGCAACAGCTTTTTTGTTGTCTTCGATGATGAACTCACCGGCTTTTCCAGCACCTTGTAATGCTACTCCATCGAAGTCCTCAGACTCGATTGTACGAGCAGTATTAATACCGGTGAATGCTTTAGCGATTCCCGGGATGTAGATATAAGCAATTTCATTTTCTTTGAATAAACGGTCCGGAACCCGTTGAATAGCAAAATCTTTGAACATCAACACTTGGTTACGGTCAATGTTCACAGACGAACCTTTTGCAGAATTTACAATCGGATGATCCACAATTGCGTTATAAAATTCCGGACGCACTTTTGCGACTGGTTGACCGATCGCTTCAATGTTTGTGTAGTAAGTTGCTAAATCGTTAAATAACTTCAACACTGCATCTTCGGAGTAATCTGCTAATGTTTCAGAATGCCCAGCGACGGACGAAATAAATTCAGCATGTTTTGTATCGAAAAGTTTTATTTTTGCTTGTGCTTGTAAGTCTAAACGGTCAGCAATAGCAGCTTGCATATCATTGTTTACGGTGTGACGGTCAATACCTTCATGGAATACCCATTCCCAGCGATACGGAACAGGTGTATCTGTGTAGATGATTTCGGTACGTGGACCAAAACGAGTACTATTGCCCGTTCCCGTTCCGAATGCAGTGTTTGCATCTTTATTGTAAGCAGAACCTACAACAACCGGAATATCGGATGTTTTTACATAGAAAGCCGTTTCATTGTGCTGCACTCCGTCAAGCGCTTCAATTTCTCCACCAACGAAGAAATCCCGGAAATATGCTTGTGTACGGAAAACTGCTTGCAACAATTGTTTAAACTGCGGTTGATAGCTACGAACTGGTTGATTTTGATTTGCTGTAGACATATTTGCATTCCTCTCCTTTTATCTTAATTTTGTTGATATTTCGCTAGCTTAGCAGCGAATGGATCGTTGTTATGTCCTTGTGTTTGATGCTGTCCTGTTGTGAAAGTTGGTTTTTGCGGTTCAGCCGGCTGTTCTTCTGCAAATAAATAACTTTCTTTTTCCTTCAAAGCTTTCAGTTGTTCTTCAAGCCCAATTAAATTTTCACCATCTAGGCTGATTTTTTCGATTTCTAGCAACGCTTTTACTGCCTTAGTGTTTTTAGCCTTGGCATTCACTAAAGCCCGTTCTAAGGCAAAATCAAAGGCCTGTTTCTTGAGTTTTTCTTCATACTCCTTAACCGCTTTTTCGTTTGCTTCTTTGAGTTTGTTGATTTCTGCGGTCAATTCTTCATTGCCCTGGGCTTTCTTCGACAATTCTTCTAATTGTTTGTCGCGGTCTTTTAATTGACCTTGTAGTTCTTCGACTTGCTGCTTAAATTCCTTGGCTTTTCCCAATTCATCTTTCATAGAATTGACGGACTTTCCATGTTCTGTCATAACCTTGTCGATTTGCTCATCGGAAAGTCCTAATTCCTTCAAAAATTCACGTTTCATTGTCTACCTCTCCTTTTTCTCCTTCGTTTTTTAACGTGGTCACGAACCACGAGGGATAGCCATTTCACGCATGGCTGCGAAATGTAAGCATAAAAAACAAGCAGTTTAACGACATGCTCAGGTCAAGTTCCATAATATTTTCCATCAACTTTTTTCTCAAAGTTAATTACTTCCACGGCATCACCACCTTAATTGTCATAAGCAAAGTCTTTCAACAGTGTTTCAAGCGGTGTATAAACCTTTTCACGCTTGTAATTCCGGCTTAAATACTTGTCATAATTGGCAATATGTTCTCTCAAGACTTTTTGACGTTTTCTAACCATCATCCGCCAATAGTCGGCTTTTCTTTCCAATCCCAAGTGTTCAGCAACCATGAGATTTTTCTTGTATTTCACGATTTCTCGTTCTAACTGCGTTTGTCTGTCACGCGCTTTTGCTATCTCTGCATTTAAATCTGGGTCAATATGCGGTTGATTGTTCGTATTCACCCCGGGGATAAAGGGAACGTGTAAATGCCGGCAATTGACTCCCCGATGACCGCCCGGCGAACCGTATTCAGCACCCCAGTACGGATCGTAAATAGAACGATAAGGCCAATCAGGCGGCAAATCGTCGGGCAATCGCAAATCAACCACATTTCCTTGTATTTTTGAACATTGCAACCTTGCCCCAACGTGTGATGTCACAAGTACCGTATACACGCCATATTCCGCCATACGGTCTTTTCTGAGTTTGTCATATGTGTTGGCTAAGGTTGATTTTAAAACCGTTCTGACGTAGCGTTCCAAGCTCCAAGTGTGATTCCCACGGTCTATTAGCGTGGATTTAATGCCCTTCTGTGCTAATTCAGATATGGCACGTTCCAGGGCATCTTCGAAGGTATATAGACCGGTATTAAACATAGCGGATGTCCGATTTAAAACGT